ACACTGATTCCTACGAGCATTGTAATTTATAAGTCTTGCCAATCTTAATACAGAATTTCTTCTTTCTGCGGTTTCTAAAAAATTTTCTCTGGCATTTAAATCAACTCTGAACGATAGGGATTGTGCCACATAGGCTATCAGATCGATCAGGGCAACATATTCAGAACTCTCAACAAAATCATTGAAATCATCTGGATAGTTTTCCTTGATGTAGGACACCATGGTCCTTCTTATGGTCTCAAAATCGTATGATTTGAAATCTGCTTTTTGAAACGCCTGATAGATCTTACGCCAATCTTCTGCAATCAGTAATCTATTTTGTCTATCTGTAGTGGCCATTATGTATAATGTAGATATTTATATGATTATAAATGTGCGTATATTAAGATAGACGTATCGTGCTATTTTGATCAAAATCTAACTGTAACTTTTCGGTGATATTGTAAGGAAGATAACTGATTGTGGCCTGTATTGATATGCCATGATCTTCTTCGGATACCAATATTTCTTCTGTGTTGATCCTGGGATCGGCGTTTAAATTTCTGGTGATATCATCGGCTATGGCCTGTCTGAGATCCTCGGTCAGAGGTTCAAACAGTACATCATATATTATAGTGCCAAATTCGGGGTTTTCCACACGCTCTCCCTTACGAACACTCAAACGGTTCAACAAGTTTTGTTTGACCAATTCAAAATCATACAGTTTGTAATTGGTCCTTGACGCCTGACTGCTAAAACCTTTAAATGTTTTGGATTTTGGTATTGTGTTTTTTCCTGTGTCTGCCATTTTTAGTTCAATCTCCTAAACTCAACATCTGTTTTACTATAGTCTACTTTATAGTACCCTGTGTCAGTCATTACACTTGCCCATGGAACCTCTTGTGCCATTACGCCCTGATACGTTCCAGGCTGTTGTTTGTATTTAAACTGATAGATGTTAATTCCACGTGGTGATTTTCCAACAAGTGTAATTTCTTCTTTTAACCTTTTGTCGCTCCATTTAGAGAAAAAGCCTCCAACCGCTGATGTAACAGATGCAAAGGTTTTTCCTATATTTGTGCCAAGGGTGCTGACCATTGATTTGACATTTGTGACCGCAGTCACTTTGCCTCCCATGATATTCTTGTAAGTGTTTTGTACAAATGAAGCACCTTTTGAATATATTTCTAATTGTGATTTTCCTGTTATTGCACTTGCTACTTCTACACCTTTGGCTCCGATCTGCAGACCTGTGTTCACGGCATTGTACGCTTTATTGAATTTGCTAGAGTTGGTTCTAAGTATTCCTAGTCCGGCCTGTGTGAGTCCAATTTTGTCAATTTTGCCTGCACCTGCGGCTGTGTCAACAAAACTCAAAGCAGTATCTGGAACTCCGGCGTTGTCCTGGAATATTCCTGCGATGGTGCTTGTCGACGACCCGGGAGATGAAAGACTTTCGATCACCTTGCTGGCAGTGTTGCTGACTTTCTGAGTAAGATCTCCTGCCGTGAAAAGCACACCGGAATCTTTGACAAATATTTGGTCTTTCAAAGTTTTCGATACTTCGCCTTTTATCGAACTTATGGTCTGGTCAATGGCATCATTGACTCCTGCTGTTATCGGAGACATAGGATTGTTCGTCACATTATAAAGTGCATTGTAACTGTTTGTGAAATCGTCCGCGGCTTTTTGTATTTTTGCTATGGTGCCCACACTGGTTGATTTTTTTGAAATTTTGCTTGTGGCAGAATCTACTGTTCCTAATCCTATGCTTTCAAGGTGGGCCTGGAGATCTGCCTGGAACTGTCCTATCCTGATTGTGGGATTTTCGCTGGTTCTATTTCGCTGAGCGATAAATTCTGCTGTGCCAGGAATTTTGTCATTTAGACTTGGCCCCATTCCAACAAACGAAACAATTTTATCGTAGTGATAAGGAAAAGGTTCATGCGTTGGCACTCTCATACCCGACATGGAAACGTTTCCTTCCACAGTCACTTCCAATGGACCTGCCTGATATTTTTCCATTGGGTTGACATCTGGCACGAACACGTGTCTCGTTCCTGTTCCAAACGGATTTGTGTCTGTGGCATTTGTCCTTTCAAGGTTATTGAAAAGACTAGAATTGGTTCCGATACTGTTGAAATGCACCTGACCTCCTGTCAAGTGATGTTGTCCTGATGCCATGTGTATCTGTTGTTGTCCTGCGTAACTCAATATAGAGCCGTTGGGTGCTTTTTCGGTGATGCTACCTGTGGTTGCCTGTAACTGAATGTCTGTGTCTGAGTATTGCTGTATCGCTCCACCGTCTATAACCATTTTGTTCAGAGAACGTAATTTTATCTGATTCCTGGCAAACATATTGATGTCAGAATCACTGTGAAGATTTAGATCTCCGCCTGCCCTGATGTTTACCGAGTTTCCGGCGTATATGTCAATTGCTCCGTTGGCGGAAAATTCCATCCAAACATTTCCTGATCCATTTGCTAGATATACAACACCGGCCGAGTCATTCAAAAGCAATTGATGTCCTGAAGCACTTCTCATCCTGACTAATTGATTTTCTCCGGCACTGTCACCATCGTCCATGACGAAAGTGTGACCAGTCAGTCTATCCACTATCTCCTGCTTGATCGAATCAACACCGCCTATTTTTCGTTTTTTGCCTCGCGGGTCTTTCCTTCCCGGTGTGCTTATTCCGTAGACCTGGCTTGGAGATTCTCTTCTGGCGCTAGATGTGGTTGTTCCCCTGACCGTGTCCTGTATAAGTCCTTCCTGCCTTAATGTTTCAGCGAAAGGATGCACAGGCTGTTTGATGTTTCCGGGGGAGTCCGCCAAAAGACGTGTGTTGATTTCTCCGGCCGGAACCTTGTCTGTGCCATACAAGTCTTCTTTGGATAATTGAAAATCACCCAAGGCATCAACTTGCGTATTGGTGGATGCCGCTATTCCCGGAGTCATAAAATTGTTGTTTGGTTCTGGTATACACCCTATCCAGTAGGCCTGGCTGGCGTCGCCTTCGACGAATAAAACCATGACTCTGGTTCCCACATCTGGTGGTACCATCCACATTCCGTATGAGTGCCTGGATTGGCTGTAACTACCGGGTGCATCACTGTTGTTATAACTGCCTTCTGTGTGTTCGGCACCTTTGGTTCCATAAAACGGAGTCATATATCTGCATATAACTTCGTGCGATTGGTAGGTTTTTGTTGTTCCCACCGATGCTTCTATTATTATCGCTATTCTACCCAATCTTTCTGGATCTCTGTTATTTGTAACCAATCCCACATAAGGACCAGGGTTTTTTTCCACCATCTTCTGTAACTGAAGACTTGGTTTAATTGTTGAAAAATCTCCGAATTGAGTTGACATATGAATTACTTACTAAAAAATTTTTTAATTTTTTGGGTTATTGAGTTGAAAAGATCACGTATGCTAGGTCCTTCGGGAATCTCGCTATCGTCCACGATGCCCCGCCATGCGTTTAAATATTTGTCTTTGCTGGTTGGTACGTTACCAAAATTAGTTTTAGTGAACTCGTCTGGCAATGGATCTTTGACCTTGATTCCTTGGTTCCTAAATCTTGCCATGTGAAGCATTTGTCTAAATTGTCCCCTATCAAATATATTTTCTATTCTAAAAATCCTGTACAACCCACTGAACGGTATTCTGTCTCCCTGATTCAATTTGTAAGTACCTGATTCGCTGTCTATGTCAACAGGAAATCTAAAGTCCAGTGCCACATATGGTTCTGCCATGTTCAAATTATAACTTTGAGAATTTTCATCGAACGCATTGTATGACCCATCGTTTACGCTTCTGTTTTTGTTGTTCCATACTCCCGGTCCAGAAAGATCATTTATGCTTGGTGTAAGCAAGGGTGCGAATTGGTTGTTACTTAGATAGACAGGATCACCCAATATTTCCATCTCTATCTTGACCATGTCACCTTCGGGGTTACTGAATGCATCCTGGAATTGTACTAAACTTTCATTTACTCCCGACACTCCTGTTCCTGCTGTTTTTCCTCCGCCGGGATATGCGTTATTTGGCAAGTCGGGTTCAACATTTTCTGTGTCATCGGACAAGTTTCCCGTCTGTCCCGATCCTGGCTTGACCACTGTGGCGTACTGTTGCGGAGCAAGTGCCTTGTATCTCGGATTGTAGTATGCCACATTGTATCTTAAATTTAGATTTAATATTTCTGTATTTTCTCCAGTGAAAACATATTGATATTTTTTCCTTGCTAAAAATTTGTTATTGATAGCAACAAAGTTCCTAAATTTAGAATGCAGACCAGGCTGTGTGTAATTCAAAATGTGTATTTTGATCGGCTCAATATGGAAATGAATTATTTTTGAATGCTGTTTTGTTTTTATGTCTATTGTTGATTTTTGTTTTAGGTTTGTAGTGACCTTGAAATACCTGACATAAAATTTGTCCTCATTCTCCATTATAAATTTTGCTTTGGCCTCTTCGCTTACTAATTTGTCAATGGTGTCACCTAGTTCACCGTTTGCCTTGACTGCCCAATCTCTCAATCTTTCTTTATCATTGTTGTATGGTGGTATCAATTTCATTACTTCGACAAGATGCTGACTAATACCCGTGCCCTTGTCGATGGTCGCTAATCTGTTGGCCAGTTGTTTGTTTGTGTTAAATTTTTTTTCATCTGCATTGTTTTCGGTCAAAGAGTCGTCGTCTACATCTGTGGGTGAAAGTCTCGTGTAATTGATGTTGCTGGCTTTGTCAATAACAAAACTTGCGTCTAGTGTGGGATCGCAGGTCACCAAATACTGGTCTGCTGTGTCTGATCCAAATTGTTTCTGGTCTATTTCAATTTTTATCATTTCATTAAGTGCTTTTGTTAGGTCTTTGCAGTAATCGGAAAGTTTGCCCCCACTTTTGATGTCAACACTAATAGGACTTCTTGTGTAATTGAATCTATTCATGAATGCGTATTCGTTGATAGGCACGGCATTCACGTTGTATTGTGCGCCTCCTTGATTGACGTCGATCTGCATCTGGGTTATATGAATCGGTATTGAACGTTTAAGGTTATCGCCGTTGACCAAAGGTTTTCCGTGACTGTCGTACCCTTTGTATTCCACTGTCAACAGGAACGGTGCTGTCACGTGATCCTTGAATCCCGAAGCGTTTGCGGCGCCTCTGACCTTTGTCACTAGGCTGAGACCATATGGTTCTGCGATGCTCATTTCAATATTTGTCACTGACGTAAATTGCCTTGATGGGTCGGCAACAGGAACTGTTGTGATATTACAGGTTTCAATAAAAAAATCATGAGCCCTTGTAAGGACTGATTTGGCAAAGTCAGTAATCTGTCTCTGTTCTACTGTTCTTGCCGATGCGTCGCTGGTCATGGCATCCGAGTTCTCGTTGACCTGTGCTTCTGGAAAAATGCTGTTAGACTGATCAATAAAGTTTAGACTGCCATTTATACCACCGGTCCTTGCTATTACATTCCTGGGCCTGTATCCTCCCTTCAAATAGGCCACCGACTCCAGTTCTTCTCTGGTCAGGGCACTCAGGGTGAATATGCTGGAAAAACTAGAAAAACGTGCCAGCGGATTGTCGTAATTTATTTTTGCTCTTTGTTGTGTCGAATCTACTTTTACAACTGTCTTGCTCGAGAAAGCATTTTCGTTGAAAGTATTGATTTCTTCTTGAATCTTGATCTTTTGTTGATCTTTTATTTTCTGTCTTTTTTCGTAACGTATAACCATGACATCTTATATTCCCAGATCGTCTTTTAGACTAGACAATTTTGGCAGTTGTATGGTCACTCCTGGAGAGAAGTCATATATGGGATCTTCTATCTCGTCTGGATTCCTTTGTGCAAAAACCCACCACAATCTCGGAGATCCATACAAGTCATATGCCAACAAGTCCGGCCTGTAAGCATAAATTCTGTCTATGGTATAACTGACGTCGTCGTCTCTCGCAGTTATTGGTCTAGGAACAAAAAAATCTAAATTTAAATTGTTCTGTGGCGTGACAGCGTACGGTGAGGTATTGCTATACTTTGCCATTAAATGAATCCTATTTGTTCTATGTTGTTTCCAGAATCTTTACCTGTAAGTTTTCCATTTGCGAACTCCTGCAGACTGAATCCTTTTACTGCTTCCCTGCTGTAGATAGGTTGTATCTGCACTGTGAAGATGCTAGAAGTTGGTGCCCAGGTTTCTGGAATCCTTGTAGAAGTAGACGAATACGATCCTTCACTTGCTTCGGGTAGGTCTGCGCCTTGCGATGTGCAGATATAATCAACGTTGTTTGTCATTTCAACCGTGAAGTTAGTGACCACCACCGGTATATTTTTGAACACGTGTTGACCGTAACCGTTTAACAACAATATAGGCGGTGGACTTCCTTTGAAATTTTCTTCTCCTCCAAAAAACATTTTTGTTACTGTTCTTAGAAAGTGCAGTGTTGCTACCCAATGCTGGGCATCGTCTTGATTTTGTACTGGAAACTCTCCAACTATTGTCATGTTGCTGGTTTCTGAATTTTGGTATGCGTAAAAAGGATAATTGTTGTGAACCATCGCCATTGGATTGTAAGCGGCCTGGTGCTGTATAATCACGTTTGGCGTCAATGGAAAAATAATTCCTCCAGTATCTGATAATCTAGAAAGTATGCTGTATTTGGTGCCACCGGTTGTCTTGTCCTGTTTCTGTCCGTCTCCAAACATTACCTGTCGCAGATATGTGTTCGCTGTAGGAACTGTAAGTCTTACACGCCAGTCTGTCTGAAAATCTCTTCGGGTCCATGACGCATCCGCTCTCTGCCTCAAAGGCGATTCTGCGCCTTGCTGTAATCCGGCACCCAGTAACCTGCCCAATGTTCTGTTGAAAACATTCGAGGCTACACCGCCTATCACATTGGCTAGTGATTTACCATCTGGGTTTGTCAAATTTGATTCACTCATTTTTCGTTGACTTAAATGTTTAAATTTTGTATAATCAATAGTATTTATAGGCACAATTATAGGCGCACTTTATATCCCCTTCAGGCTCTAATCGTTAATAAAACGGAGAAATATGAAAAAAGTAAACTATTTGAACAACCGAGACCTGATGCTCGAAATCCACAGGAGCAAGAACACCTACTGTTCATACGTCGCAGAAGGCGACGACCAATACGATATTATCTTGGCCGATGTGAAAAAAATTAATCAGCCAAACATCGCCAAAGCCAGAAAAGCACGTGCCAAAAGAATGACGCAACAGGCATGGGAAGAAGCCAAGTCTCAAGGCATCAAGAGAGCAAAAATGAGCGACTACGAAGTTTCTCCCAGAAAAATAGACAAGACTGATCTAATTTTTAGGGTGATGTCTTTTGATCACATTCCGGTCGATTCCGAAAGGAAGAAAAATCCAAAAACACGTGCGGACCATCACGTGAAGATAAACTTTCCTCCATTCCAACACTTCAAACTTGACAAAAAAGGAAAACCAAGATGTGTGGGGAAAAGTCACTGGGTGGGAGGAATGAGCAACGGAGAATTCAAACACGACCACGGTAAAATTACTAACAAACTGGCATTGATGTTCATGAAACTGTGCGAAAGATATGGCACAAGGTCAAACTGGAGAGGTTATACCTACAATGACGAAATGCAGTCACAAGCGTTGATGCAATTGAGCCAGATAGGACTACAATTCGATGAATCAAAATCTGAAAATCCATTTGCGTACTACACCGCCGCAATCACAAATTCATTTACTCGAATACTGAATCTTGAAAAGAAAAATCAAAATATCAGAGACGACATAATGGAGATGAATAATTTGATGCCTAGTTTCACAAGACAGAATCAAAACGAAGTAGAGGCAAAAAAATTTGCCGGCAAGTACAGAAAAGAAAAGCAAGAAGTTGCGCCTGTGAAAACTTACACAAAAAAAGCAATTAAAGAGTTGAATAAGAGGTTAAAAAATACAGGTAAAATTTCTGCTAACGATTTCGAAGAGGTAAAATAAACTATGCCATTATTCAAAAAGGCGGCCTGTTTCACAGACATACATTTTGGGCTAAAAGGAAATTCTCGTGTACACAACGACGACTGTGAATCTTTTATCAAATGGTTCATACAACAGGCCAAAGCACAAGGTTGTGAAACCTGTATTTTTCTAGGCGACTGGCATCACCACAGAAGTTCCACAAATGTATCCACAATGAACTACACAGTGTCAAACATGGAAAGACTAGGTGCGGCATTTGAAAAAGTTTATGTGATAATGGGCAATCATGATCTTTTCTACAGAGAAAAAAGAGAAATCAATTCCATGGAATTTATAAGATACATTCCAAATGTGCATATTGTCAACGAGTGGCTTGTCGACGATGAATGTGCTATTATTCCTTGGATAGTCGAAGACGAATATAAAAAAATACCCGAAATGAAACAGAAATATATCTTTGGACATTTTGAATTGCCATATTTCAAAATGAATGCCATGGTAGAAATGCCGGACGTGGGCACAATCCAGGCCGATCATTTTGTTAACCAAGAATATGTTTTTACAGGACATTTTCATAAAAGACAAATTAGGAAAAACATTCACTACATTGGTAATGCTTTTCCGCACAACTACGCAGATGCCGGTGACGACGAACGTGGCATGATGATTCTTGAGTGGGGCGGTCAGCCCAAATACTTTAATTGGCCCGAAATGCCAAAATATAGACACTATAAAATAAGCAACCTACTAGCAGACACCGACAGGATGTTGGAAGAAAGGATGTATGTAAGGGTGGGTCTAGACATAAAAATTTCCTACGAAGAAGCCAATTTCATAAGAGAAACATTTATCGAAAAATACAAATTGAGAGAACTACAACTGATACCCGAACAATTGGATCAGGCAGAGGCAAAACCTGTAAAAGTTGAAAAATTTGACTCAGTTGACCAGATTGTGATCAAACAGTTGGAAAGCGTTGATTCAAAAACTTTTGATAAAAATATTTTAATGGCAATTTACAACAACTTAGATGTCAACAACTAAAAAAAGAATAACAAAAAAGAAATTAATGGAGATATTAAAAAAAACTCCAGAAGAACACAGGTTCATTGACGATTTTTTCACACGTAAAAGAACACACAAAGAGTGGTTACAGGAATACTGGAGATGGAGAGCAAAAAAGGAAAGACACGATGCTGACAATTAGGACTCTCACTGTAAAGAATTTCTTGTCTGTTGGCAATCAGGCTCAGGCCATCAATTTTGACAACAAAAATTTAGTTTTAGTAATAGGTGAAAACATGGACCTCGGCGGTGATGACGCAGGGGCCAGAAACGGAACAGGAAAAACCACAATCATTAATGCGATAAGTTATGTGTTTTTTGGCGATGCTCTCACGCAAATCAGGAAAGACAATCTAGTCAACAAAACAAACAACAAAGAAATGCTAGTGGCAGTGGAGTTTGAAAAAAATGGTACCAAATACAAAATCGAAAGAGGCAGAAAACCTCAGGTTTTGAGGTTCTACGCAAACGACATCGAGCAGGCATCCAACGAGGCACAAGGAGAGAACAGGGAGACTCAGGCAGAGATCAACAAACTTTTAGGTATGACTCACGCTATGTTCAAAAATATAGTGGCTCTAAATACCTATTCCCAACCGTTCCTGTCTACAAAACAAGCAGAACAAAGAGAAATCATAGAACAATTATTGGGAATAACACTTTTGAGTGAAAAAGCAGACATACTCAAGGAGCAAATGAAAGCAACAAAACTTCAATCAACCGAAGAAAAATATAAAATAGATTCCACCATTGCTTCAAATGAGAAAATAGAAGACTCGATAAAAAATTTGAAATTAAGAAATTCGGCATGGCAGTCAGCACAGAAAGAGGACATTAAAAAGTTTAATTCTGCTATTGAGGAATTGGAAAAGGTTGATATAAAGAACGAACTAGAACTACACAAAAAAATACAAAAGCAACAGGATGATCTCAAATCCCTTAGAAGTCTTGAAAAAGAACGTGCATACCACGAAGATAGCCTTACTAAGATTGTAAGACAACTGGATCTAAAAAAGAAAGACATAGATTATGCAAATGATGCCAAGTGTCCAACCTGTGAACAGTCACTGCACGACGAGAAACACCAACAACTGTTAAAAAAACTTAATACCGATCTAGAAGAACTACAGAAAGACGAACAAAAACTATCTAATGAATTGAAAGAAATAAACAGTTCGATAGAAAAAATAGGTGATGTTGGTCCTTTACCAGACACTTTTTATGACTCAATCGATGAAGCATACAATCATCAGGGTACCTTGAAGGATTTGAAAAGACAACTGGAGCAAACAGAAAAAAAAGAAAATCCTTATCAAGAACAGATAGACGACCTAACAGATTCTGCCTTGCAGAAAATAGATTACACCAAACTAAATGAGTTGGAAGACCTATCGAAACACCAGGATTTCTTATATAAACTACTGACGGCGAAAGATTCTTTTGTGAGAACAAGAATAATAGAGCAAAACCTAACATATCTAAATCAACGTTTGGCTTGGTACCTCAGTCAAGTAAAACTGCCACACACAGTAATTTTCCAATCCGACCTCACAGTGCAGATAGAAGAGCTAGGCAGAGAATTAGACTTTGACAATTTGAGTCGAGGCGAAAGGAACAGATTGATTCTAAGTATGAGCTGGGCATTCAGAGACGTATGGGAGAGTCTGTATCAACAGATCAACTTGCTGTTCATAGACGAATTGATAGACGCAGGTATGGATACATCGGGCGTGGAAAGTTCAATGGCAGTGCTAAAAGAAATGGCACGTACACAACAAAAAAATATATTCCTTATCTCACACAAAGACGAACTGGTAAGCAGGGTCAATTCTGTGCTTAAAGTGATCAAAGAAAACGGTTTTACAAATTACGCCAATGACGTGGAAATTGTCATATGAAAACTCTAGTCACGGGTGGTAACGGCAGGTTTGCCTCTCAACTAAAAAAATACCTCAACGGTGATTATCTTGGCAAAAACGAACTTGACCTGGGTAACATAAAAGATATTGCTAAATTAAGTGAATACGATTGTGTAATACACACGGCCACGGGCACACCATCGGTCAATCAGAATTTACTTTTTTTGATTTATAAAACCAAGGCCAAAAAAGTTTTTCTCTTTACCAGCAAACAAGGCACATTTTTGAATTGGAAACAACCCGGAAACATGATGTATGGTATAGAAAAACTTGTGATGAATTTTATGATTTACAGATTCAACATGGAACACGAAAACTGCCAACTGGTCGAACCCGGACATATGGGCACCGAACAGGATTACGACACCATGGCCCAAAAATTCAAGAATTACATAGATACTTGGAAATATTCTAAAAATCAAATATACGATCTTGCCAGAGACCGTTTCATTGCTTATTGATACCTAACGTACAAACTCTTCCTATCGCCGGATTTTACAGGATAGGCCGTGGAATGATAGGTATTTTTGCCGCACAACAAACTGTATCCTCTGTTTACCTTGTAATCAAAAATTTTGAAAGGCACGTCGTCTTCGCTGTAGTGGAGTGCAGTGCCTGGATGCACACCTGTAGACAGGTAGATCTGCAGGCTTAACTTTATTGATGGGTCGTCCACATGAGTTTTCAATACGTAGGGCGGTTGATCATACCAAATGTCCAAAGAGGACAATGTCAACTCTGTGCCAAACGCCTCTTCCAGTGCCTTTATAAGTTTTGCGTTGGAAAAAATTATTGTCAATTCTCTTACCAGCAAATTGGAATAGTCTGCCTTGTGCCTGTTTTGGTTTTCTTGCCCGCGAAGTTTTGATTTTTCCAAATTGTCAATGTTGGAATTGATGTGTTCCAGCATCTTTTCATCGAAAAAGTTTTCATATTCTTGGTAAACAAACTGTGATTTTTTGGTAATTGGTGTTTTTTGTATTGACTCGACCAAGAATTTAGTGCTATCATTGTTCATACGTTAATTAATTAGCGTGAATAACAAAGGAGATCAAAAATGTCTGAGACACATGATCAAATAATGTCTACAATTCAAACCTACTCTGAGGAGAACTCAAAGTTCACAGATAAAGGTGTGAAGGCTAGTGCCACAAGAGCAAGAAAGGCACTTGCAGAATTAGGCAAATTAATAAAAGCAAGAAGAAAAGAAATCCAAGAAGTAAAAAACGCGGCGAAAGAATCAGCGTCTGCGTAACTTATTTTAATTGGATCCAATTTAGAAAGCCTCTACAATTTTTTTGTAGGGGCTTTTTTTATCACATTACCATGAATACGAACTCTTATGTGTCCGTTGTAATATTCGTCGCTTTCAAGAACTTTCCTGGAAAATTGTTCTCTGGCCTCGATGTAATTGCACTCTCCTCTGGTCCTACAGAAAAATAATATTTCTCTTACAATGTTGTTTGTTCCTTGCGACTCTATGTCTTTGAGCAACTCGTCGTTACTGCCGTAATAATCTCTCCAGTCTGATTCTATCTTGAACCTTCTCTTGTTTTTTCTACCTTTCAACGGTGGTCTTGATCTTTTGAATTTTGCCAGTTTTTTACCAACATATTTCCGTCCATTGTTTTTGTTCAGTATTTCATAGACAAAACCTTCACAATCTTTTGGTAATTCTTCCACTGCGTTTCCTTTGTAA